TATGAGATGGACAGAGACAGGAAAGTGAAAATGGGGGAACGCCCATCAACACACATTCACGAAATGATGTGATATAATAGATATTAATAATAGTTCATACTGATACACATGACCGAAGAGGCAATCAAAAAGATCCTCCCTCATTTGTGCTATACGAAAGAGGAAGTGGATATTTTGATCCGTGCTGCTGTAGAAGAAGCACGAGCTATTGACGAAGCATCGATGGCAAAGCATAATAGAGAAGCAACAATCATTAGTATGATTCTTGGATTCACATGTCTCGCATTATTTGTAGATGGATTACTTCGTATACTTGGTATCATTCCACCATTCATGGATCTTGATGTTAATATCTTGGATGATATTGCAGAGAAGACTAAGATCATTGTAGAAAATGACCTAGTTAAATCTGGTCTAAATAAAATACAACGTTGGTAAACATGAAAAAACTTTTACTTCTCCCAATTACTTTACTGTTAGTGGGATGCGATCCTTCAGGTGGTATGGGAGCAATAGATTGGTCTTGGCCAGGTGTCCCAGATGAGTATGAATGCAATCAGGTAGCAGATCCAGCAGCATGGTGTGCAACAGGTGAACACCCTAACTTATGTGATTGTTAATGAAATATAATGTAGATATTGATGCAGGTAATGCTTTCGTTGAAAGACTAAAAACCAAAGCTCCCTATATTGGGGGATTCAATGGTATGATAAAGGTTCCCGTAGGATACGAGGAACCTCTTTTAGTGTCTGGTGCTGATGGTGTTGGTACTAAGATTAATATTTGCAAGGTTGCTGGTGACTGGACAACCATTGGTATAGATCTAGTTGCTATGTGTGTTAATGATGTAATCACATGTGGTGCTAGACCTTTATACTTCTTAGACTATATTTCTACTGGTAAGTTAACTCCTATTGTGGATGATATAATAGAAGGTATTCTTAAGGGATGTAATATAGCAGCTATAGATCTTTTAGGTGGAGAGACTGCTGAACATCCTAGACATGCACCACCAAAAGCATATGGTGATGATATCGATCTTGCTGGTTTTTGTACTGGTATTGTTGAGAAGGGTGAAGTTATAGATGGTAAACTTATTAAAAAAGGAGATAAAATTATTGGTTTACCTAGTAGTGGTATTCATAGTAATGGGTATAGTTTGATCAATGAAATGTTATGGAGACATAAGATAGCATGGGCAGATACTCCTGAGTTACTTACTCCTACTACAATCTATGCAAGACAAGTGGAAATACTATTACAAGAGTATCCTATCGTAGGTATGGCACATATCACTGGTGGTGGACTAGAAGAAAATGTATCTAGGGTTATTCCTAAAGGATTAAAAGCACATATAGATTGGACTTCTTGGGAGAGACCAGATATCTTTAATAAGATAAAACAAGCAGGTGATATAGAAGAGGAAGAAATGAGAAGAGTATTTAATATGGGTATTGGTTATGTTTTAATAGTTCCACCTGAAATTGATTATGGAATGCAGATAGGAGAAGTATATGATTGTAGTTAATGGAGAAAATATTAGATTGTTACTTATAATGATCTTAGCAATCACATGGGTATTCATATATAATTTGGAAGATGAGTGATCAATATGAATACCTTAAGAGACAACACTATCTGGCAACACATATGGAACTAACAGAAGAAAATGTAGTAAGAGTTTTAGAAGAACTTGTTCCATACATAGAAGCTGATGGTGGATTTCTTCAACTCGTAGAGATAGAAGAGGAAACTGGATACGTCAAAGTAAGACTGGGTGGTGCATGTGAGACATGTGCTATGAGTACTATGACTTTGAAACAAGGTATCGAACGTAAACTTATGGAAGAGATTCCTGATGTTGTTGGTGTTGTACAAGTATTATGAGAGAATGTGTCGTAGAATACACACATAACTGCGTAATAATACTTACGTGGTATAATAAATAGAAGTACATATGGGATTGAAAGATCATGCCCCAGAATCATTACACCGTAGGGTATCACGACGCACAACAAGAGCGTCACTACATTTGCGAGTACGCTAATGACTCGTATGAAGCTATTAAAGATGCACAAGAGGATGTTCCTTTTTTAAAGGAGCATCCTTCTTTTGTGGATTCATGTACAAATGAATCTGGTTTAGATTACTTAATGGGCATAGTCCCAATGGGCCGATGAACAAACATGAAATTATGTGGTGGATGAGCCGACTCACCATCATGGGAACATCTCTAGGATTAGCAGCAACTCTTGCTGCTAAAGCATATGTCTGAAGTAGTTTGGGGAGTTAATATACTTCTTGCTATACTACTTGCGACTGTCACTTGGTATATCTACTATATACTTCGTATGGCCTATGCGGAGATGAATGATGGGAGCGATGACACCCCCAAGCAGGAAGAGTTGTTACAACTTCCGAGTTATAAAGATAGTCAAGGTGCTTGATGGTGACACTATTGATGTTACTATCGATCTCGGCTTTGATCTATACAAGAAAGAAAGAGTTAGAATTGCAGGAGTTGATACGCCAGAGAAGAGAACAAGAGACTTGGAAGAGAAGGCATTGGGAATAGATGCTACCAACTGGTTGAAAGAAAAACTTACTGAAACTATTAAAGGTGATGAAGAACTCACTATTAGGACTGAACTTAAGGGTGGCGTTGGGAAGTATGGTAGGCTTCTTGGTTGGCTCTATGTTGGCGAATCTAATCTTTCACTAAATGAACAAATGATTACAGAGGGTTATGCTTGGGAATATGATGGTGGCACTAAACAGAAGGATTTTGAGGAGCTACGTGAGATTAGGCGTTCGTTTGGGACATTGGTCGAGTCTTGATCAGACATATATAGATTCAAAGGGTATGACAGGAAGACGTTTATACGCTGACTGGGAAATACCAATTGAGGATTATTAACATGAGAGACACATTAATCAAAGCACTTCTAGCACATGCACAAGGTGACATTGCAAAACATAAAGCAAACGTAGAAGTTTATCTAACCAACCCTGTTGGTATTGGTGAGCATTCAAATGTCATGGAAGCAATTGAAGAAGAGATTAATATGATCGCTAAGTATCAGGATCAGATTGATGTTATAAACAAATATTTCAAACAGAAACCTGTTGCTGCAGATAATTATTCTCAATATAAATCTCAAGAATATAGACCTGAATAAATGAGCGTAATAATCTACCAAGAACATTGCGATTATCTTGAAAAGAAGAATGAAGAACTCAAAGATGAGATTCTCTTTCTCAGACAACAACTTGAGTATAAAACATTAGGACTCCCAAATGAGCACGAATCTGGAACAGTATCTTGGTAATCCGAATTTAAAGAAAGCGAATGTCGCTACTAATTTTACTCCTGAAGAAGTTCAAGAGTATATTAAATGTTCTGAGGATCCTGTATATTTTATTCAAACCTATATCAAGATTGTTTCTCTTGATAGGGGTTTGATTCCATTTGCCATGTATGATTTCCAAGCAGAAATGGTTGAGAAATTTCATGACAATAGATTCAACATAGCAAAGTTACCTCGTCAAACTGGTAAATCGACTATCGTTACTTCATACCTTCTTTGGTATGTTCTTTTTAAAGCGAATGTTAATGTCGCAATTCTAGCAAACAAAGCAGCAACTTCTCGTGAGATGCTGCAACGATTACAATTATCTTATGAAAACCTCCCAAAGTGGCTCCAACAAGGAATCCTCCAATGGAACAGAGGGAGCTTGGAACTGGAGAATGGAAGCAAAATCATGGCTGCTTCTACTAGTAGCAGTGCTGTGCGGGGTATGTCGTTTAATGTTATATTTCTGGACGAATTCGCTTTCGTTCCGAATCATATCGCTGATCAGTTCTTTAGTTCTGTATATCCTACTATCTCATCTGGTAAATCTACCAAGGTTATCATCATTAGTACACCTCATGGGATGAACATGTTCTACAAACTCTGGCATGATGCAGAGAGAGGTAAGAACGAATACATCCCAACTGAGGTTCATTGGTCTGCAGTTCCTGGTAGAGATGCTGATTGGAAAGCACAAACTATTGCAAACACGTCAGAGCAACAGTTTAAAGTTGAGTTTGAGTGTGAGTTCCTAGGATCTGTTGATACATTGATTAGTCCTAGTAAGTTAAGGACTATGCCTTATGAAGATCCTATCCAACAAAATAGAGGTCTTTCAGTATATAAACAAGTAGAAAAGGATCACAATTATATTGTAACTGTTGACGTTGCTCGTGGTGTAAGTCAAGATTATTCAGCATTCTGTGTTGTGGATACTACAACAGTACCATATGAACTAGTTGCTAAGTATAGAAATAATGATATCAAACCTATTATCTTCCCTAATATTATTGTTGATGTAGCAAAGAATTATAATAATGCGTATGTCTTATGTGAAGTAAATGATATTGGTGGACAGGTTGCGGATATTATTCAATTCGATCTTGAGTATGAAAACTTACTACAAGTTGCAATGAGAGGAAGAGCAGGTCAACAATTAGGACAGGGATTCTCAGGTAAGAAAACTCAACTTGGTGTAAAGATGAGTACTGCTGTCAAAGCAGTTGGTTGTTCTAATCTTAAAGCATTATTGGAAGAAGATAAATTAATAATCAAAGATTATGATACGATTTCAGAATTAACTACTTTTATTGTCAAGGGACAATCTTTTGCCGCAGAAGACGGATGTAATGATGACCTAGCAATGTGCTTGGTTATTTTCTCATGGATGGCGATGCAAGAATACTTTAAAGAGATGCATGATAATGATGTGAGGCAACGCATTTATGATGATCAAAGAGAAAATATTGAACAGGACATGGCACCGTTTGGATTTATGTCAGACGGATTGGAAGATGATCATATTATAGATGCCCAAGGAG